TGCAAGAGGATGGCGTGCGTCTCGAGCCGGGCGACGAGTATGTGATCGGCTTCGACGGTTCTTTCAAGTCGGATTCCACGGCTGTCGTGGGAATCATTAAGCCGCGCCACGAGGATGATTTCTTTCGCGTGTTTCGGATTGCCTCGTGGGAGAAAGACTTTGCCGTTGACGATGACAGTTGGGTTGTCGATAAGCAAGCAGTAGTTGCTAAGGTGCTAGAGTTTACGCGCGAGAATCCCGGCTGCGTTGAGCTGGTTGCCGATGTTTCATATTGGCAGGATGAGGCGTATCAGTGGGCGGATGCCGGGTTGCCTGTTGTCGAGTACCCGCAAACCTTAAACCGTCTTGTGCCGGCGACGGCAAAACTTTATGAGGGGATCATGGCGGGAAAGATTCGCCATGACGGCGACCAAGCGATTCAACGCCACCTTGATAACTGCATACTCAAGATGCACAACGGCGGTTCTCGGTTGACCAAGGATTACCGTAACCCGCGTTTGAAGATTGACCTTGCGATTGCCTTGCTCATGGCTTATGACCGGGCATCCGGTAAACTAGAGTCACCGGTTCCACAATTCTACGGATAGGTTTATGAAAATTTTTTCGATGGCCGCGCAGATTGCTGGGCTTGCTGTTATTACGGCTGGGGTGTCGCTTATCTTTCTCCCTGCCGGTTTGATTGTTGGTGGTGCGTGTTTGGTGCTTGTCGGGTTCGCTTTTGGAATGAGTAAATAATGTTGTTCAATCGTCTGTTCGAGCAGCGCAATATCTCGTATCAAACCATGTGGGCTTCGGGCGACATGGTTGAGTTGAACAACCTTGCTGGCACTGTTGTGAACAATGACACGGTGTTTCAGGTCAACGCGATTTTTAGCGGTGTCAGTCTTATCAGCGATTTGGTTTCGACTCTGCCGGTTGATTGTTTTGTGAATCGTGATGGGGCGCGTTTTCCGTTTCGGCCTAAGCCGTCGTGGGTGGATCAGCCTGACGTGGATTTGCCACGGCAAGCGTTTTATTCGTCTGTGGTCACGAGTTTGTTGCTTGATGGCAACGCGTTTATTCGCGTGTACTCAAACCGGCGGGGCGAGGTTGTCAACCTTGTTGTGTTGAACCCGACGAGTGTGCAAATTGTTCGCAACGGTATTGGCCGACTTCAGTTCAATGTTGTGGGCGAAGAGCAACCGTTGACGAGCGATGAGATTCTTTATATCCCGGATCTGTTGCGTCCTGGTCAGGTGCGTGGTGTTTCGCGGGTGACGGCGTTGAAAGAAAACTTTGGTTTGGCTCTTGCTCTCGAGAAGTTTGCGGCGACGTTCTTCGGCCAGGGCACCAACCTTGCCGGCGTTATTGAATTTCCGGGCAACCTCACCAGCGAGCAAGCCGACAACCTACGGTCAGGTTTTGACTCGAGACACTCGGGCTGGTCGCGGTCTAACCGAACTGGCGTGCTATCTGGTGGCGCACAGTTCAAGCCGACTCAGATTGACCCGCAACAATCGAGCCTGATCGACAGCCGCCGGTTTGCTGTCGAGGACGTGGCGCGCGCCTTGAACATTCCTCCGCACCTGCTCGGGCTTCCGGGGACGATGGCCTACGCAAGCGTTGAGGAGAACAACCGGGCGTTCTTGACTTCGACTATTCAGCCGATGGTGGCAAAAATTGAGTCTGCAATCTCACCGCTTATGAAGCGTTCGCCTGGTGGCGAGAACGCTTACATCAAGTTCAACATGGATGCGTTGCTTCGTGCGAACATTCAGGCGCGCACTGCCGCGTATTCGTCGGGGCTACAAGCCGGGTATTTGACTATCAACGATGTGCGCCGTCTTGAGGATTTGTTGCCGGTAGAGGATTCTGCTGCTGACACTGTGCGCGTGCCGTTGGCTAACGTGACCATTACGGATCAGGCTCTTACCGCCGAGGAGAAGCGAGTCAGAATGGTGAACGTGCTTGTGTTGTCCGGCTTTGACCCGGCGGAGTCGTTGGCGGCTGTGGGTCTTGGCGAGATTGCGCACACCGGCTTGGCTTCGAGTCAGTTGCAACCTGTCAGCCAGATTGACCCTACAGACCCAGACGCGGTCTACGCAGATGAGGTGAAGTGATGCAGTCACCAGGTCGTTTAGATATGTCGTGCTATCAGGGCGCGTCTTTTGATTACACGTTGACGTGGCAGACCGGCGGGACACCTGTGAACCTGTCAGGGTATACGGCTCGGATGCAGGTGCGTGATGGGTTTGATGGCGGTTCGGCCATTGTCAACCTGACTTCTGGCACTGGTATCACGTTAGGTGGTACGGCTGGCACTATTGTTGTGGCGTTGACGGCTACACAAACGGCGGCGATTGACGCGACACCTTCCGGTCAATACGTTTACGATCTTGAGCTTGTGAGCGGTTCGACTGTGACGCGCTTGGTTGAGGGAAATTTCTTGGTCAGCCCGGAAGTCACTAGAGCATGACCACTGTAACGGTGACGACCTCCACGGCTGTCGTTGACGTTATCCCACCCGCTTCCGCGACTGTGACGACTTCGGGCGCGGCGACGGCGACGGTTAGTGTTGCACCTGATTTCGTGTGGCCAGCACCGGCTGAGTTTACGGTTGAGGGTGGAACGCTTGGAACTCAACCAACTTTCAACGGCCCACCACTTTTTACCGGCAGTTTTGTCAAAATGGGTTCGCTAGTTCATTTTGAGATTCAAGTTGACTTCGACAACATCACCAGTTTTGGTTCTGGGCAATACTATGTGAACTTGCCTTATCCGGCTGCGTTTGCTTACGAGTTCACGGCGGGTTGTTTGCACGACATAAGCGCAAGCAGAACGTACCCTATTTTCGGTCACGTCTTTGCGGGGCAGTCTCAGTTGCGTTTGGAGTCTATGGATAATCAGGGCAACCGCACTTTCAATATTCCTTTCGAGCAGGGCGATCCGATTACTTTGAATGTTGCAGACAATTTCCACGTTTCCGGCGTTTACATAACGAGCGCATAATGCCTTATTACATTACTGAAGAGAACGCTGACTGTTCGGGTTGGGCGGTCATGGCTGTTGACTCCGATGAGGTGTTTGGTTGCCACACAACTAAGCAGTCTGCGATTGACCAGGCGGTTGCGATTTCGTTGGCTGAAGAGGTGGAGTTTTTGGGTGAGCGTAATGAGTCGGGGCCACAGGTTGTGGTGACTGATATTGACGGCACGTTGTTTATTGACGGCGAGACGAACGAGAATTTGTTGGCGTATCTTGATTCGTTCCCGGACACTTCTATTTTTGTGGTCACGGGTCGACTCGAGGAAGATCGTGAGCGCACGTCTAACGAGTTGACGGATGCGGGTGTGCGTTTTAGTGAGTTGATTTTGCGCCCGGATGAGTCGTTGACGAGTAATGAGTTCAAGGCTGAGACTGCCGTGAGGTTGATGGAAACGTATAACGTGATGGTTGCGGTGGATAACGATGAGGGCGCACGCGCGGCCTATCGCGCTGCAGGTATAACGGCACTGCACCCTAACGAGGTTCCGGCTTCGCGTGCGGAGGCTAGAGCCGTTGATTTGACACCACCGGCCTACATGGTGGACGCGGCACGAAAAGGGCTTGAGTGGTTCGCTGAAGGGCTTGCTGGGGATGGTTTGACGGGGCGAACGGTGCGCGAGGCGCGGGATATGGTGGCTGGTCAGGTTTCAGTGGATAAGTGGGTGCGGATTGCGGCGTGGATTTCCCGCCACTTGGTTGATTTGGATTCGCCGGACGCTAACCCGGACTCTGATAATTACCCGAGTGCGGGTGTTGTGGCTCATGCGTTGTGGGGTTCGGATGGTGGCAAGTCGGGCGCGCGCCGGGTGCTTTCTTATGCTGAGGATATAATTGGTAGAATTGAGGCGGAGAACACTAACCGATCTAAGGGTGGCACTGTGTCGAAAATTGAGACTCGCGTTTTTGTAAACGATTTTGAGGTGCGCGAGGTTGGCGATTCGATGACCCTGACGGGTTACGCTGCCCGGTTCAACGAACCGAGCGAACCGTTGCCGTTCATCGAGCGCATTGCGCCTGGTGCGTTTAAGCGTTCACTGCGCGCTAAGAATGACATAAAACTTTTGTGGAATCACGATTCTTCAATGGTGCTTGGATCTACTCGTGCCGGGACGCTTAGACTCTATGAGGATGAGATGGGTTTGCGGGTTGAGGCCGATCTACCTTCGACCAGTTTCGGAATCGACGCGAAGATTAGTATACAGCGCGGGGATGTCACAGGATTTTCTTTTGGGTTTACTGTTCCGCCGAACGGTGATTCTTGGAACGCTGACGGCACAGAACGCACGCTAAAGTCTGTGCGCCTTTTGGAAGTATCAACTGGGGTTGCTTTTCCGGCTTACCCCTCGACGAACGGAACTGCACAAGTGCGCTCATTAGAAGATGTTGTTGTGGCTGTCGGCGTTGACTATGACGCGCTCAGCATGGTGCTTGGCAAGGTTGCCGCAGGTGAGCCAATCACTTACGCTGAAAAGGAAGTTATGGAGTTGGTTTTGGACGCTTTGGTTCCTGAAGAAGAATCACCGGTTGAGGATGCGCCGATGGATGAGGCGATGACTGAGCAGAACGGCCTTGATCAGTTGGCGTTGCACCGTAAGAAGCTTGCGCTCATGGAGTTGCTGGAAACCCTGTAGACCTTCCTCTACTGAGTAGAGACTTTGGTATTCTTAAGGTATGCGTTTGACCGTTAGCGGCGGCGCAAGGTTTTCCGTCAGCGGTTGCCGTTCATAATCCTTTCTACCTTTGGAGTATTCACAATGAGTGATTTCATTAAGGGCCAGACTGAGGAACGCGCTAACCTGATTTTTCAGGTTCGTGACATCCTTGA